GTCTAACATCATGGCAGGGAGTGAGTTGGACGACGCTGCGGTGAGGAATTTCCTGCATAATCTAGACAGGATAACCGTTAAGACAGGTGCAGGCGTGGGCTTAGTCCACCACTCACGCAAGGAGTCCTTCAACAGGGACGGCAGTACAAACTTTACTGGTGCTGAGGATTTACGTGGACACTCTAGCATAAATGGTTGGGCAGACACAATAATAAGACTAAGGAGGCCGAGAACTGTGGCAGGCGTAATTGAAATGACATGGGAGAAAGTCAGGCACAACGAGGAGCCAACAGATAAGTGGTTGCGTTTTGACAACGAATCTGGTATACTAAAGCTGTCTGAGTCTGACCCAATTCTGTTAGTCTCGGAGTTGCTGAGAGATGGCCCAAAGTCTCGTGCAGTAGTAGATGAGATGTTAACTAAACAAGCAGGCTTAGGTGAACGGCGAGCGATTAACACTCGCATGTCGCTGGAAGAGAAGAATGTGATAGAGATGTACAAAGACCCGGTTGATAAAAGAAGAACGATGGTTAGGATGAAGGAGGACTAATGGATATCCAAGTTGGTAAGATTAGATTACAGATATTACTAGCACTAATTATCCTCGGTATAATCAGTGTCATGGCAATACTCGCAGGTAGCGAGGAGTTCATTGCTATTGTTACTGGATGTACTGGTGGTATAATAGCGTTAGGTATGAAGCTACTAGAGGGGGAGTAGGATGATAGAGCAGAAGGACACAATAGTACTAGACATTACATCAGAAATGCTAGTACGCGCAAATGAGATTATGGAGGGTGTAGATAAAGTCTCTGATGCAGGAAGCTATGGAGCAGAGCCTATGCTTCTAAAGAAGATATCTTATAAGTTAGAATTCAAAAAAAATGGTAGACTAGCTGGGTATCTAGGCAAGGCTGTACTGTCAGATTATATAGGCAGGCAAATACAGATTGGCGGTATGGCTAATGGCGATAAATACGACATGTTAATAAGTGGTACAAAAGTTTCAGTTAAGACAACTACTACTAAACCATACTGGCAGCCACCACCGCTTGACCATACAGTTGTGTTTCCTAACCATAGGACAGACAATTTATTAGGCACCGAGGTATTTATTGTCGTGTGTCTAAATATAGATGACCAACTATTAAATATTCAAGGAGTTATATCGAGAGAAAGAATAAAAGAAATTGGTATTCCTTGCGAGATTGGAGAGATAATAGGGGCCGGGCAAGGATATGCGGCAAATGAAGCAGGACTTTGGATGGAATATAGAGAACTAGACCCATTCGTTTTGGAGGAATGGAATGACAAAGTGGCAACGGCGCGACGCTAAAAGAGAGCATCGCCAGAAAATGAAAATAGATGGTAGGAGTACAAAGAGTCAGCGCCTAGAACGCTATTGGAAGAAGAAGGAGGAGCGTGTACGAAGTAAAGAACGACGAGCTTTGGTTAGAGGGGAAGAAACTTGGAACGACTGACACCATATTCGTGGATGGTAGGCAGGACATTGCTGGGTATATCAAGCAGAGTCGTAGGAAGAAGATATCTGTCGCCCGGCTCTCCGAAGGGGATTATGTCATGGTTACCCCCAGTGGACTCACCGTGGGCATTGAGGAGAAGAAGCCTGCCGACTTGGCTGGCTCTCTACGAAGCAGACGGTTACAGAGACAGCTCAGGAGACTGGAGAAGGCAGTGGATATCCCCCTCTTGGGGCTACGATTTATGGCTAGAGGTGGCTTCACTCCTAAGTGGTGGCAATTTGGGTCTATAAGCCTGCCTGTAGAACTCCTTAAATGGAGCCTACGTGGTGGCATAGTTATCCTACCACATGGTGAAGACAATTTAATCAAAACATTAAGACGAGTGAGAAACATACTGCAACCGGGCCGCCATCTATTTAGTATCGTGGCAGGCACCGACCAAAAGGTTACTGGTGAAACAGGATTTAATCGTGCAGTACAGCGGATGATTGAGGGTGTTGGGCCGAGTACGGCATCCAAGATAGAGGAACACTATAAAGGAAGTATAAGAGACCTACTCTTTGACAACGAGGAGGGGTGGGCAACAGCAGGCTTGAACGTAAGACAGAAAGCCAATCTGGAGGAATTATTAGATGAGAACAAGTGTAACTAAACTTGATAGCTGGCAGGAATGCCAAGTCAAGTACAGATACAGTGAGCGCCGCCTCAAAGAGCATGGCTATGTACCGTCCGGGCCGTTAACGTCTGGCTCTACATTCCATGACAGCTTGGAGCGTGCGCTCATGACCAAGAATATGAAGGACGGCTTTGACTATACACTGAGCGTACTGGACGATAACAACAGGTTCCGACCCGGCGTGCTGCGTATGTTAAAGGATGTACCTGAGTGGCTGCTAGATGTGGAGATACCTGTGGCTGAGGATAAGCTAGAGGTAAGCTACATTGGCAGGGACGAGATAACTATCGTGGGCAAGCCAGACCTGTGGACTGTGAAGGACTATGGTGTGGTGGTGTACGAGTTTAAGACCTGCTCGGAGAAGGGCAAGAGTATGTTAAAGAAGCTCTTGAACTACGAGGAGTGGGGCGCGCAGCCCACGAGGTACGCATGGCTACTACAACAGACATATGACTGGCTGGAGGGGATGCCCTTCTACCGCCAGCACATACTCTGGAGTACCCAAGATACCCATATCGAGGGCAAAGAAATTTTAATCTCGCAAGACGCTATTGACAACGCCGGGCAAGATATGATAAGATTGGCAGACCAAATTGAAGAAACAGAATTTGAGAAGATTGCGCCAATCCACCACTTCACACCGTTATGTAACTGGTGTGACTTTCAGCAAGTATGTCGAGGGTGGTTGACTGGAGCGGACGTTGATGGTATAATAGCGGAAAAGTATTACGAGGAGGAATATGTTGCACATTAGTACATTGTTATATGGCGGCCCGGGTGTAGGTAAGACAGCATTAGCTACGTCTTCATTCTGGGATTATAAGAAGAGGGAACCCATCGAGGGGAGGAACGGTAGGCTGCTGCTTATCGGACGTGAGGAGAATGATGCGTTGGGCATACCTGATGAGAATATTGTCAGGTTCCCTCTTCCACAGAACGACCCTATCGCTTTTGCGGAGGAGTTCGAGCTGTATTTGAAAGCGCTGAACGGCCCCAAAGGACGAGAGGCAGGGGTGACAGACATAGTGATAGACGGATTTACCGAGCTGTGCTATGACTTCACCTATGCCTATCGCGAAAGCAGGCAACCGCGAGACCAGTTCGAGGTCTATCGTGAATGGCAGAGAGCCTTTATTAGTTTCATGCAGTTACTGCATCCAAAGACTATACAGGCTAACGTCATCGGGACGGCTCGTGTTGCAGAACTGCGCAAAGGAAGTACGACATCGAGAGGTGCTGCCGTGAAAGGCGACCCAGAATGGATGGATGAGTTCAAATACTATCCGTCAATGGAAGGGTGGGCCAGACATAACATGGGGCATTACTTCAACATGGTGCTGTACTTGGAGCAGGACACAGTGACTGCCATCATCGGCGGCAAGCCAGTCAAGATACCGAGTCATACGACTCACCTTCTTGGCGGTGGTGATTACTGGACAAAAAATATCTACACACATTTGTGGGCCGAGCAACCACCGACGCTTGAGAACGCAATGTGGACAGATTTAGAGGGAGTATTATTAAATATAGTCGGTGAGAAGATAGGAGGATAGAATGGCATTTACGACCGAGAACATGGTAGATTTTCAAGAACGTGAGGAGTCCGCAAGACTTGAGCAGCTCATACCAGTAGGAAAATATAACTGGGATATTGAGAAGGCTGAGGTGACCGAGGTTAATGGTCTCCCAAGATTACGAGTTCAGCATAGGCTTGAAGGTTCTAACACAGGTCAGTTGGGCCGGGTTCATAGCGAGTTCTTTAACTGGTACGCCAGCGAGAACAGCACTAGCCCCAAGCCCATTGAAGAAAGGCAGCGTGGTCTCCGTGGGATGGTAGGGCGTAAGCTAGATGCGTATATTAAAGCGCTAGCTACTTGCCCAACGTCTACACAGGAGCTAGGCGATAGCTTTGTGGAGTGCGTGGAGGCTCTCAGGGCGGCAGATGACCCGGCAGAAGTAGAGGAATACATGACGGCTATTGGTAGACTGCTCGAAGGGCAGTTCATCACCGGCACGATACGGCATTCCAACACTGGTTGGGCTAACCTGCACGCTGAGAAGTTTGACATCAGCATTGGTGCAGCCGATAAGGTTGCGGTGTGAGGGTAGTCATAAAGCTCAGGGAGATTGAGGAGGGCATCAGCATTAACAATGTTGAGGCTGTTGACCCTATCGGTCTCCCCGGATTTTTAACGATTATAGTACACAGCGAGGAGGACTCGAACAAGCACACCAGCTATGTTTGGCCCTCAATGTCCATAGAACATTTGGTAATAGAAACAGTCGAGGGCGAACAATTTGAACACACTAATACACCGCATTGGTTTAAGCCAGTGCAATGAATGTCCCCTACATGAAGGGACTCGCAACGTGGTACCCGGAGCAGGTAACGAACAGGCAGATATTATGCTTGTCGGCGAGGCTCCCGGTGCCTTTGAGGACGAGGTAGGACTACCCTTTGTCGGGCAGTCTGGTACCAAACTAGATATATTATTAGAGCAGGCGAAGCTGACGAGGGATGAGGTCTATTTGACCAACCTTGTCAAGCATCGTCCCCCTCGCAACCGTAATCCGTACAAGCGTGAGATAACCGCATGTTCGCATTGGTTGGAGGACGAGATGAATCGGGTAAGACCGACAGTCGTGGTAACTCTAGGAGCAGTTGCAGGTAAATACTTCAAGCCAGACCTTTCCATTACCCGAGAGCATGGTGTATCTTTCGAGTGTGATGGGTTTCTACTGGTGCCGATGTACCACCCTGCGGCGGCCTTGCATAATCCGAACCTTTGGCCTATACAGTTGGAGGATTGGGCAGCATTCAGAGGACAACTCCACAACAAACGAGTAATTCCCACGACAGAATATTCTCTGTACGGCGATTTTGAGGCAGATGGGCCTATAGGCTTTGACCTAGAAACCACAAGTCCCACTAGAGGGGGGCGTTTTGCCGTGCAAGAGGCTGAGGTGGTGGGATATAGCTGGTCTCAGGGGGAAGGGCATGGGGTCTACGTGCCAGAAAAACCGCACAAGATGGCGGTCATACTGGAAGACCCAAGACAGGAAGTCGTGTGCCATAATGCTAAGTTCGAGGTGACACATCTCAAGAACAACGGCATAACCCTGACCAGTTTCCACGACACAAAGATTGCGGCGTACCTACTCGGTCTGCCCTCTACGCATCTGAAAGACCTAGCAGTACAGGAACTG